CGCAGCACCGATTGAAACGGTTGATGTAAATAAGGATGTTGCCGTTGATGAAAATAAAGACGAAACAATAGTATAATATGTCAGCATTAATTCCACAAAATGTGTTGCTCATTTCAGAGCAGAAAATCAAAAACTTTACGGACATTGACCAAAATGTTACATCAGCAGTTTTATTACCGTTTATTGCCGTGGTACAACAGACCAAATTGGAATACATCATCGGTGGAAAATACTACAAAGAATTATTGGACGGAGTAATCAATTCAAACTTGAATGATAATGATACAAACTTTCTTGAATACTTTGCACAACCAATGTTGATACATGCTGCCGCAGCCGAGGCAATGCCATCCATACTTTTCAGAATTAAAAATAATGGAATTGTGGCGGGTGCTGAAAATACCATCACACTAAAAGAGATGGAATATTTGCAACAAAAATATGATGACAGGTCACAATTCTTTGAGCAAAGAATGATTGAACAAATTATTTGGAACTCGAACTTATATCCGTCTGTATTTAACTACTCAACAAGAAATGGAATGCAACCTCATCTTGGTAAGAACTATTTTAGTGGTCTTGAATTATCACTTGGTAGATATTCAGGTTATGACATCGCATCTCAATTCCAAAAAAGTGGTATTGGATATTATTCAGGACCAGAGTATGCTTGTCTTTGGGGAGGACTTTAATTTATTATGAACGAAACTATATTATTATTTTTATCTAATGCGTTGACTGGTATTGCAGCATGGTTTGTTGGAAAAAGAAAACAACAAGCGGACACAGACAATCAGGTCTTACGCAATCTTGAATTATCAATTAATCTTTATAGAGGGATTATTGACGATTTGAAAAAAGAAATTGAATCACTTAATATTAAGGTTCAAGATTTGGAAAAGAAAATCGACGAATTACATAAAGAAAATAAAATCCTAAAATCCAAAGTTAAGTAATGCCAATTCCGTCAAGAGAAAAAAACGAAGATAAGGACCTATTTGTCCAAAGATGTATTTCGTCAATTATAGACGAATACGGACAGGAACAAGCTGCTGCGATATGTTATAAGGCAGCTGATGAGAAGATGTCTAAAATGGAAGATAAAGAGGTTTCAGAGGTATTCGTATTAACTCCAAGAAAGAGTGAGGGTAGAGGAAAATTTTTGCAAAGATGCGCGGCTCATCCAAAGATAAAAGAACAACATGGAGATAGAAAAGAAAGAGCCATCTTCTGTTTAACATCTTTCAACGAATATTATCGCTGGTGGGTGAAGATGGAAGAGTTTGGTGAAGAAGATACAAAGGGTACAGCACTTGGTGCATGTATCGCAAAAAAGAAAGCACAAGGAATAGATTATAAACAAGCCTACAGGGAATGTGCATCAAAAGTAGTTGTACCATCAGGTCCAATCGTTTTATCAGAAGACAATTTAATTATTGAACCAGTTGAGTTTCAAGATTGTCCTCCTGCAACATTAGACATTCCATTAAATATAGAGAACAGACAGAAGTGTATTGACCAAGCCCATTACGGTCCTTTAGACCCCAATCTTCCAAACGAGGATTATTGGAAAAAGAAAGCAGACCAGTTCAATACAACAACAGATGAAGCAAAGAAAGCTCTCTGTGGTAACTGTTCTTTTTTTATTCAGACAAAAGAAATTTTAGATTGTATTGCTCAAGGATTGGGTAATGTGGGTGTTGACCCGTATGATTCAATTCAAGCAGGTGACTTGGGTTATTGTGAAGCATACGACTTCAAATGTGCTGCAAGTAGAACCTGTGATGCATGGGTTGTTGGTGGTCCAATAACTGAATAATTTTATATTGATTACCAAGATACTATTGTTATATTTAGTATTGTGAGGGGTGCTACGCCATTGTTATTTTTACTCCCATTTAATCTATTGTTTATGTAGCCCCCTCATTTCTTATAAATCTTTATATGTTAAAAGTCAGGTTCTAAAAAAATCTGACTTTTTTTTTGTTTTATGCTTGACCTAAAGGTAGGTATAGGTTATTATTGTATTATAAAAACAATATAACTTATGGGACAAATCAAAAAACTATTAGACGAATTATTTGAAGAGGATGTATACACATTCCCTGATGACTTTGACATGGATTTCAAATCCATTAAAGAAAGACAACTTGAAGCAGAATACGCTGCTTACGAAGAAATGTTGGCTGATACAAAATAAAATATTAAATTTGTAGAATGAAAAATTATAGTAATACAATAAATGTTCTCGACGCATCCAAAGAAAGAATCTCTTGGACATTTGATAATTTTGAAAAGATTTATTTATCGTTTTCTGCGGGTAAGGATTCAACGGTAATGCTTCATTTGGTTATGGATGAGGCAATCAAAAGAAACCGTAAGATTGGGGTATTACTCGTTGATTTGGAGGGACAATATAATCTGACCATCAAACATGCTGAATCATGTTTTGAAATGTATAAGGAATACATGGATTTGTATTGGGTATGTCTTCCAATTCATTTGAGAAATGCTGTGAGTGTTTACGAAACATTTTGGGTTTGTTGGGATGATGAAAGACAACAGGATTGGATTAGACCGTTACCAAAACAAGGTATTCATGACGAATCTTATTTTCCATTTTTTAAGAAGGGAATGGAGTTTGAAGAGTTCGTACCAAAGTTTGGTGAGTGGTATGCTGAAGGTAAAGAGTGTGCATGTTTTGTCGGTATTCGTTCTGATGAAAGTTTGAATCGTTATAGAACATTGGCATCAAAATCAAAGGTTAAGAAACAAGATAAGATATACACCACATCAGTAAGTGAAAATGTATTCAATGTGTATCCAATTTATGATTGGAGAACATCTGACATTTGGGTATATCACGCAAAGAATCAAGATAGACCGTATAACAAACTTTATGACATTATGCATAAGGCAGGATTAACTCCATCTCAAATGAGAATCTGTCAACCGTATGGTGATGACCAACGAAGAGGATTATGGTTATTCCATTTGATTGAACCTGAAACTTGGAGTAAGGTTGTTGCAAGAGTTAATGGTGCAAACAGTGGAGCATTGTATGTGAATGAAACAGGAAACATTAGTGGGTATAATAAAATCACAAAACCTGAAGGACACACATGGCAAAGTTTTGCAAACCTGTTATTAAATTCAATGCCACCAAAACTTAAAACTCATTATGAAAATAAAATTACTATCTTTGTAAAATGGTGGATGGATAAAGCAAATCTACCTGATGGTATTCCTGATTTTGCTGACCCAAAATTGGAGGCGGGAAAACAAATCGGAACTTGGAGAAGAATATGTAAATCATTATTAAGAAATGATTATTGGTGTAAGGGATTAAGTTTCACACAAAACAAGAGTGACGCTTATGACCGATACTTAAAACTTATGGAGAAAAGAAAATCAAATTGGAAATTAGAAATATTTTAACTATGGAAGAATTATTAAAACAAATTACGGAGTACATCTCAACAAAATCTGTTGATGAACAAGTTGAACTTATCAACAAGTGTAAATTAGAATTACACAACATTTCACCTATGAAGTTTGAACCTGTGGACTGTGTCCTATGGGTAAAGAATGAAACGGTTGAAGCGAATGATTATAACCCTAATAGTGTGGCTCCACCAGAGATGAAATTATTGGAGATTTCAATCATGGAGGATGGTTATACCCAACCTGTTGTAACCTATCAAAAAGAAGGTGTTAGAGAGGTTGTGGATGGATTCCACAGAACGAGAGTATCCAAAGAATCTGGTCCTGTTAAAGACAGAGTTCATGGGTTTGTTCCTGTGGTTACAATCAATCAACACAAAGAAGATAAAGGGGATAGAATTGCATCTACCATTAGACACAACAGAGCGAGAGGTAAACACAAGATTGATTCAATGTCAGATATTGTGGTTGACCTTAAGAGAAGAAATTGGTCCGATGCCAAGATTGCAAAACAATTAGGTATGGATGCTGATGAGGTATTAAGATTATCTCAAATCAGTGGACTGATAGAAATGTTTGAGGATGAAGAATTTTCTCAATCATGGGATTTGGAAGTAGAATAAAAATTCACTACCTTTACACCTCACAATTAAAAAATAAAACTATATGAAAATCATTATTCAAGAAGAACCAAAATCAGCGTCAGAAGCAATTAAATTATTGGAACAAATTTCAATATCAATCTCTAATGGGTACACTCGTGGGTTTTATCCACATTGGCATTTAGAAATGGATATGGAAGAATCATACCAAGTTAACAACGAAATGAATGAATGGTTACCACTATAAAAAATAAAACTATGACACAGAGTAACGCAATGGAACAACAGAATAGAGTACATCTTAAAAAACAAGAATCATATCAAGACAAGACATTAGGATTTGATAGGACTCAATTATATAAGGAATACATGGAGCCTCAAATAAGAAGACAGTCAGCATTAAAATCTGCTGTGTCTATTATGGAAGCACATGAGTTAAAACTTTCAATTAACGATTTAATGTTATTAACAAAACGAATTGACCAATTCATTGAAACGGGCAATTCATCATGGTCATCTCAATTTGATTCGTATGTTAAATTAAAATCAGATGAGAAATTAAAATTTATGGAAATAAAATAAAATATATTTGGCTGGTAAGTTCCTATTCATTACCTTTGTTCCTCACACTTAAACACACACACATCATGGTCACACTAACAAAAAAAGAATCGAAAAAAATGGATAAGACATTAAAGTCAATTCCTAACAAAAAATACGAGGATTTAGAATTTTATAAAAGCCTTCGTGATGAACTTATGTTCCAATTCAAGAATAGTGAGCAGGTTGACATAAGCGAATGTCGCATGGGTCATCAAATGGATTATTTTTTTTATAGAAATAATTCAACTTGTATTGGTGTAGGTCCTGCTTATTTAAGATTTGGTTCAAGAGCAAAGTCCATTGATATATCAAGAGTTGATGTTGAAACTGAACATCAAGGTAAGGGAGTTGGTACTGTTGTGATGCATATTTTTCTAACGGCTTTGTATGTTACAATTACCAAACTTGAAGATAAATCTAACATTCCTGATATTATTTTAGAGTGTTGTGGTAGTTGCGGTTATGGTGAAAATGCTAAACAAACTCCTGTACATAAACAAGTTAAGTTTTTCAGCAAGTTTGGATTTGAGGTTCAAAGAAAAGACCAATACGGATATGTTCACATGAAATTATCACCAGAAAAAGTTTTGAACTATCTTAAAGATTTCTTTGAAAGAGAGAAAATTATTCAGAATAATTTGGCAGTATCAGAATAATTACCGTACTTTGTGAAACAATTAAAAAATAAGACATCATGACTATCGCACAACTTCAATCTAACTTAAAGTTCTACAAACTTGGTTACAACACAACAACAGAGTTCATCATGGCAAACTACAAGTCATCTACATTACCTCGTATGTTCTACGATTACAAGATGACCGTAGCGCAGATTGACTCTAACAAAAAAATCAGAGAGCACATCCTTAATGATGGTATGAAGTGTGGATTCGCTCAAGATGATTTATTCGAGGCAATGTCAAACTAATTCCTTAAAACTTTATAAAAAATAAAACTATGTTAAAAAACTTTGTTATAAGCACCGCCCCAATGTTCCAAGACATCATCCATGCGGATGGAAGTAAAACCTACGATACTGTTTATGGTATGATTAAGGTTGATAGACCTTATGTTGTTCAGTTGGTTGAGGATTTTCTATTAGGGAAAATCAAAGACAAAATGGTATATTACGACATCTACCTGAAGAACAAACTAATCAGTTATGATGAGTTGGAAAAAATAATGCGTATTATAGATTAATTCCTTACCTTTGTAAAAAATAACAAACTATGAAAAATAAAACTTACTATTTGGGTTACGAAAACACATTGACAGGTAGAACCACATTCACCGAAGTAAAGTTGCCTTTGAAAGAAATGGCTAAAGAAATTCGTAATAGGAAATTCAATCACTCTTTATCTGAATGGGTTTCTACTATTATTGAAGATATGGAACTTAATGAAGGTAAGGGATGTGTCGATACACAAAATTCTCTTCTTGTAACAATGATGAGAACATATGAAGTATCAGATAGACAATTTGGTAATGAAGATTTTTATATTTTCAGAACTAATGGTGAGAGGTTTCACACTCTTGGTAGAAAATTATGGAAGGGGGCTAAGAGGGCTGACGCGGTAAAAGTTTTCAATGCTGTAATTGGACACGATTATGATTCCGTATATAAAGTTTGGTAGTATCAGAATAATTAACTTACTTTGTAAAAAATAAAACTATGACACATCAAAACATTATTTGGGCAGTATCACAAATCTCTGTATGGATTAACGAAGAGGTTGGTGCTACACAGGATTCATTAATCGTATGGTATTGTAAGAATGGAACTGAAGTTACATTGGATACTGAAGCTAATTCATTAGAAGTATGTGATTCTAAATTGGACAACAAAACTTACTTCGCACTCGCAGGTCTTTGTAAATCATTGGAGGTTGAGATGTACGACACATTCACAGAAAAATCTATCAAATCTAAAAAATAAATCGGGGGACAGCGTTGCTGAACATCACACACTATGTCTTTATTCAATTCAATCAGCAGAGGTTTCGGTATGGGTCTTGGTTCTCAAGCCGCAAAGAAAGTAACAAGTACTCCCATTGATTCAACATTCAGTTTTGTATGGAAGTTCTTCAAGTGGTGTATGATTATCACATTCGTCATCGGACTCTTACAAGGAATCTTCGGTAAGTAATACAAACCCCATCTTAATCGGTGGGGTTTTCTTTTACCCTAAACTTTTTGTATTGAGGATTTGGTTCACCATTCCACAGATAAGTGTTAACTGAATTGCTTGGTCGTTTCTTATACTTCATTGGTTTCTTCTTTGATGTTGCATTCCATTTATCAATGAACTGCTGATGAATATCTTGTGAGATGTCATAAAACCCACTTAAGAACTCGTACATTAGAAGATAATCCTCTCTGCTGACCATTGACATCTTCATGAAATTATCGTCCATTTTAGACCACATTCTGTTGAATTTAGGCTGCTTTGGATTTAACTCCCTTAATGTCTTACCAGCCTTCTTACATATCTTACATACTCCAAGTTTTCCATCACTACATTGTAAACATGAGTAATAATCTTTGAAGGGTCTTATTACTTTACAAATCTTACATTCTTTTTCCATATCAATAAATATGCTGGTTTTTGAAAAAGTTTTTTGTATAGTTGATTCTTTTTCATAAACCCCCTATACTTATTATAAAATAACAAAACAATATGAAAAATGTAATAATTTATGAAAGTCACTTTGAACTAATCAAAAGTTTGACTAATGAACAGGCGGGAGTCCTGATTAAATCCATAGGGGATTTTTCTAAAGCGATAGAACCCACAATAACCGACCCGCTTGTTATGGGTATTTTTATGGTAATCCGTAGAGATTTTGAATTACAATCTATCAATTACAAAAAGAAAGTAGAGGTCAACCGTCAAAATGGTAAGTTTGGAGGTAGACCGAAAACCCACAATAACCCAATCGGTTTTCTTGAAACCCAACTTAACCCACAAAACCTTAAAGATAAAGATAAAGATAAAGAGAAAGAGAAAGAGAAAGATATAGATAGAGAGATAGATATAGTATTAAATAAATTAAATATAGTATAATGGAAAAACAAGAATGGCAAAAGGGGAACGACAGTAAGATGACTTCCCTTCAACGATTAGAATTACATATTCTTTGGTTACAAGAATTACATGCAGAAATAAAGCAAGAAATTCTACGAAAGAAAATAAACGAGATTGAGAGTAATCCACTTCAAGGATTTCCAAAAGATGATGAGTAGCTTTAGTGTAGATTTATTGGAGTTATTGGACGATAGGTATGATATTGATATTAAGGACTACTGGAAGCTTTCAGATGAAGAGCGACACAATGTATCCATTGTTGTAATTGAATCGATTTTTGCTACCTTAAAACGACAACCAGACACCATTCCACTATACATCAGGTTGATAGATGACAGGCTCAAGTTCGCAGAGTATCATGATGAGTTTGAGCAAGCAGAAATCTTCAACAGAATAAAAAAAGAATTATTAAAAATATCTCCAATATACTAAATGAACTATTTATATTACAGGGGGGTATAGTATACTTATAAAAAATAGAAATAACATGAGCATTAAAAATCCAAGAGACAAAAGAATTTATGATTACATCATGAATGACATCAATACAAATGGTAAGAACTATTCAGTATTGACAAACAACATTATCAGTAAAAATTTAGACATATCTCCAGTAACTGTAAGAGATAAAGTAATCAAGTTAGCCAAGGAAGGGTATTTCGTTTCATTAGTAAATCACTTCGACGAGAATGATGTATACTTCAACCGTAAACTATTAAGAGGAAGCCTTCAAGGATAAAATATCAAATCACACTTTATCTTGTTAGCAGATTGGATTGAACAAAACTTTACAGAATTAAAAACCATTTGTAATAAAATTACAAGAGGGGAAGACAGCGATGACCTCTTACAAATATGTGTAGAACAGTTTCTCAAAAACAGGAGGATTGATGACATTCCTGATGATGAGAAACTGTTTTTCTTTGCACGAATAGTTAGGAATAATTACAACTCCAACAGTTCCCCCTACTATCACACTTACCGTAAATTTAAGTTCACCGATATTGATAATGTTGATATTCAATATTTAGAATATGAGGAGCCTGTTGTAGATTTAGATTGGGTCAAGAATGAATTGAACCAATTAGATTGGTATTTCAAACGATTGATGGAGTTATATATTGAAGAGGGGTGTTCAATCACATCACTCTCGAAAAGGACTACCATCCCCATCAATTCAGTTTCAAGGGACATCAACAAGGTTCGTAAGATATTAATCAATAAAAGAAAAGAACAACTAAAAAATTAAGACATGGGTTGTAATTGCAAACAACAAGTAAAACAAGAGAAGATAGTACCTCAAGGTATTCGACCAATACAAGTAGAATCAGCTGAAGATACAACGGTCAACTACACGATAGAAGATGTGATAAGAATAAAAGATTATCTATCATCAACGAATAAACACGATTCAGAGAAACAATTTGTCTCATACATTTTGAATACAAATTTTGGAGATGTGATTTCTGGTTACTGTGACCAGAACTGTTTAAGACACATCAAAAATAGAGTCAAAGAAATGGAATCAAAATTGAAGAATTAAAGTGAAATAACAGAGATATGGCAAAGACAAACTATAACCCCAAATCAAGGGAAAATCTCAAACCAATTAAGAAGGGTGAGGTTAAGAATCCAAAGGGGGCACCAAAGAAATTACCAAACCTTGATGTGATACTTGCGAATGTATTGGGGTCAGAAAACGAAGAAGGGAAAACAGCAGCAGAACAAATCATCGAGGCAATTAGAAGAAGAGCAAATACAGGAGATGTGAAGGCAGCAAACTTATTGTTAGAGAGAGGATGGGGTAAAGTGAAAGAGAAGATTGATATAACAACCAACGAGGAATCACTCAATAAACCATCAATACAAATTGAAATCATAACCACTAAACATGGCAAAGAAGGGGACGACAAATAGCACTAAAGTAGTTCTAAATTCAAAAAGAAAAGGAGTAGCAAAAAAATCTTATGGACCAAAAGACCAAAAACCAAAACCTTACAGAGGTCAAGGTAGGTAGAAAATTAACACAGGAGTTTATCATCAAAGATTACCCCAAGATAAACTTCGTTGGGGGAACGATGGATAGAAATACCTATAAAGGTTGTTACCTTGAGGTTAAGGGACACTTCAAGTCAAAGACAGATAATCACCATCAAATGATGAGGAAGGTCTTAAATCAACTAAAACATGGTATAGAAAGGAATATGGATAAGGACTTCTTTAGAGACAAGTTTATTACCACCACAAACATATCTGATTCATTCACTGCTACAGGGTCATCGTTTACCACATTAGAGTTTACCTTCTTCCCCAAGAATAAGACCAACAAAGATGAACTAACAAATAAACTGAATGAAATCTGTGAGAAGGTTTACGATGAGGTAATCATCAACAACGACTACATGGAGTTTCATAAAACAATTCAACGAGGAACAAATGCCCAAAAGTAAAAAAAGAGGTGGGGAGAAAGCCCACAGAAAAAGAGTTGCCAAAAGAAATGAATTAAACAAAACATTCTGGCAGAAACAAGTCAACATGGCTTATGAAAAACACGAGGAGTGGAAGAAACAAAAAGAATTAGATGCAAATCAAAATCCAAACAACCAAAGTATTTCAGGACTTAATTTCACAACAAAATAGAATCTGTGTATTTCAAGGGTCATCGAGAGCATCCAAGACATACAACATTTTAATCTATTGGGTATACAGATTACTTCAAGAAGACAACAAGGTCCTATCTGTTGTAAGGAAAACATTACCAGCATTGAAGGGTAGTGTTCTTCGTGATTTGAAACAGATACTAATTGACTTCGGAGTATATGACTCAAACAAATGGCATTCAGTTGATGGATACTATGAGTTGGGGACAAACATCATTGAATGGTTTTCTGTGGATGATGAAACAAAACTACGAGGTAGAAAGCGTGACTATCTATTCATCAATGAGGCTACTGAAGTAACATACGATGAGTATATACAATTAGTATTAAGAACATCAGGTAGGATTGTATTGGACCTTAACCCCTCGTTATGGAAATCATGGATATATGACCTTGAAGGTAATGATGATGTATTCTATACAATCGTTACATACAAAGACAATCCATTCTTGGAACAATCCCTTATCAATGAAATCGAGGGTCTACGAACAAAAGACCAAAACCTATGGAGAGTATTTGGTGAGGGTCAGAAAGGTATTCCCACAAGAGTTGTATTCAATCATCAACAGATTTATGAAACCTTACCATCATCTTGTAAACTTCTTGGATATGGAGTCGATATTGGATACAATGACCCCAACACATTGGTTAAGGTTTATAAGGACGGAGATTCCATTTATTGTGAGGAATTATTGTATTTGAGGAGTACAACCATCTCTGACTTTATCTACAAAATTAAGGACCTTAAACTCAATCTAACAGATGACTTCATTGTCGACTCTGCAGCACCAATGGCAATACAAGAGATGGTTAGGGAGGGGATTAATGCAAAACCTGTTAAGAAGGACACCATCTTATCTGGTGTGGACCAAATCAAGAGGTCCAACTTCTTTGTCCATAAAGATTCAAAGAACCTATTGGATGAATTAAATTCTTATGTATGGAAGATTGATAAGAATGGAAATATATTGGATGAACCTGAAGATAAAAACAATCACCTGTTGGACGCAATCAGATATGTCTTACAGATGAAACAAATGAGAAACACTGGTGTCTATGTTATGTAAATGAGACACCCCAATAAAAGATATTTATAGTTAGAACATGAAGACAACTTACATAGAACACAAAGGAAAACAATACGAAGTAAAAGAGCCAACCATCGAGACATGGAAAAATGTGATGGTATTCAAAGATTTATTTGATGAAGAAGAAATGAGTGTTAAAATGATTTCTGAAGTCACTGGTTTATCCATGAAAGAAGTCAAAGAAGCAGATGCGTTAGACATCAGAATTGCGGGGGATACTCTATGGAGATATTTGAATCAAGAATCAAGAGAGTTATTCAGGACCATTGAACACAATGGAGTTACATACACACTTGTTGATGTAAACAAAATATCGTTTGGTCAGTTTGTTGACATTGATACATTCATGAAAAAAGATGAGTCATATAAGATTGCAAACTTAAACGAACTCGCAGCCTATTTATATTGTGAAGAAGGACAGAACTATGGGGATTCAGACATCAAAAAAAGAATTATAGATTTCAAAACTCTACCAGTGAAATACATTGAGTCGAGCGTTTTTTTTTTGTTGAATTTGGCAAAGGGATTGCAAGAGCTTACCCTGCTTTATTCCAAGAGCAAACTGATGTGGTGGACGATGAGAGCGAGAATAGCTTTGGAAAGTTTTGGGGATGGTATGCGGCAATTAGTTTCCTCGCAGAAAACAAGGTTTGGAAAATTGATAGTATTACTAACCTTTCCCTTGTGGCTTGTCTCAATCATCTGTCTTACCTTGTGGATGTTAATAACGAGAAGGAAAAACAAATAAAACAACAACAGACCATTAAATAATGAGTGTAGTATCGTTTTTAGTATCATCAGGTTCAACAGACATTGAAGCATGTCAAATTGGACCATACTTCAACATATATGTGGATGTTGCACCAAATCAGTGTGACCCATGTACGAGTGGAGGATTGACTTGTTGGCCATGTGTTAATACTAATCAACAATTCTTTTTAGACAGTGGATTAACTCAAGTTATTCCTACTGGTTGGTATTCAAGTGAGATACAACCGAACGACTATACACGACAATATATTGTAGGTGGATTTATTAGTGGTGGAACTTATACTGCATGTTCTGTTCAACCAACACCTACCCCAACATCGAGTGAAACACCTACTCCCACACCTACAAACACACAGACACCATCGGTTACACCAACTAATACTACTACGCCAACAGTTACTCCAACTAACACAGGAACTCCTACACAAACTCCAACCAATCCAGCACCATCACCTACCCCAAGTTCAACACCAAAAGAAGTTAACTTCAAAACTCTTTCTGTGGATTTCCAAACTCTTGCGAATCTACACAAACAGTTAAACTCATTTGGTTTGGGGGACATTGACCAATTATCATATTGGACACAATCGAGATTAAAAGAAGACAATACAACATTCAATTCGCCATATTATCCATTACTATATGTTGTACCATCAAAAGTTGAGAATGACCTTCAATACAAAGTATGGGAGTTCAATACAACCGTATCAGATATTGTTGAAGATAGTTTACAGAATAATGAGGATACTCTATCTGATACTCTACAAATCTTACAGGATGTTATTGCACAGTTTAGATTGGCTGTTAATCCAATATTTGGGGATTTCTATGACAAGTATTGGGTTGATGATGAAGTGGTATGTACGCCGTATCTTGGAGAACAAGATGATTACTTAAATGGTTGGAATGGTCTTATTAGAATTAAGACAATGACATCCCTTGATAGATGTGCAGCAGCATTTAAGACATGGACAGGAGCATCAATCACACACCCCGATGGTATTAACTTAAAGACATTCACAGATGACTTCAGAGTCCTATCTGAATATCACAAACAGATTCAATCATTTGGATTTGGAAAGATGGATGAGTTTATCTATTGGAATGAAATGAGATTGAAAGAAAACAATGACCATTTCAATTCGCCATACTATCCTTATTTCTATGTTGTACCACAAGATGTGATACAGAAGTTTGGGTTCATGGAATACAAGTTTACATTCATAACATCAGATATTATACAAAGAGATTTGTCGAACCAAAACGATGTACTATCTGATACATTACAAATTATGGATGACATTCTTGGTCAGTTCAGATTATCTGTTACAGAATCGTTAGGAAACTTTAATGAGTTATTCTATTTAGATACACCAATTACTTGTACTCCATTCTTGGAAAAGTATGATGACTTATTAGGGGGATGGACCGCTGATGTAACAATCAAGGTAATGATTCCTCTTGATAGATGTGATGCGGCATTCAATTCATTCTTAACTCCAACACCGACTACAACTCCAACAAACACACCAAGTAATACTCCAACAGGAACACCTGGTGCTACACCATCACCTACCCCAACAAATACGGAGACAAGCACCGCAACACCTACTCCAACTAATACAGAAACTCCTACTCAAACTCCTACTCAAACTCCTACAAATACGGAGACAAGTACTCCAACACCTACCCCAACAAATACAGAAACTCCTACCCCTACGATGACTCCTACTCAAACAGGAACAGGAATACCACAAGTAACACCGACTCCAACTCAAACGAACACACCAAGTTCGACACCATTCCCATTACCTGAAACACCAGCGTTATGGTATGATTCAACAAATACAGGAACGGTAGATTTAATTTCATCAGGTGGAACAAATTATGTATCGGTATGGAGAAGTGCGGGGGTTTATCAAAAAGCACTATCAGGTGCTACAACAGACCAAATGCCAATCTATTCTGGTTCAAGTAGATTCCCGAACAATCCAAATATTGTTAGATTCACTAAAAATAATACAGCAGCATTAAGAGATGTTTTATCACAAAGATTTGACACAACATTTATACCTCAAACAGGATTCACATTCTTTGAGGTTATTGCAAACCCTGTTGGTGGAAACTATGTAAATGGTGGTCCTGCTCAATTCGTATTTCCAGTACAACTTTTTTCAGGAACAACACTCGGTGGATTTGGTTCACCAACTCAATTCGTACAGGCATTCAATATTGGGGCGACAAATAATGGTTTAGTATCCAATACAGTTATAAATGGTGTGGTAACATCAAATAATATATTAAACTGGTCAGCACAAAGTTTGGGTGACAAGTATCTATATGTTCAAAGTATTGGATTCCCGAACCAACCATTACCATTTGAATTAAACAATAGTGCGTCAACATTAACGACACAAGTAACAGGAACAACAACCGCAGGATTTAATGCAGTTGTAATAGGACAAATTGCAACATCAGGAGGAACATTAAATACAACATTCAACGCTGGTGCTGAAGTCGCTGAAATTATGGTATACAACAGAGTATTGAACTCAACTGAAATAGACCAAGTTCAAAACTACTTGAGAGATAAATGGAGATACACCCAATGGTAATATAATATGTTTCAATTAGCACCTTTACCATTAACTGAAAGAGCACTCAACAGGTTTGGGGAATTGTTTACGCAACACATCAAACAAAAACTTCAACAGAGTATATATCCATACGCACCAGGTTATAATGGTGGAGGAACAATCAGACCTGGTAGTCCTGGTAATAAGGTTGCTACAGGTAGATTATTAAATTCAATAGATTATTCTGTTGAGATTGATTTGAATGGTGACCCAACTTTGGTCCTGACATATTTAGATTACTTTGACAATGTGAATTGGGGTAGAAGACCAAAGAAGAAAAAAGTTCCAATTACTAATATATTGGAGTGGATTGGAATCAGAGGTATTGCTGCCCAAAATAATCAGGGTATTCCAATAAGCCCATTATCATTAGCGTTCGCTATACAAACCAACATATATAAGTTTGGTATTAAACCTACCAATATTTATGATAAAGGATTAGATGGTTTGTTAGATTTCGTTGATAATCCTCCACCAGAATTAGCAGATGAATGGCAAGATGTGTATGACATGATTGCGGAGGATGTAAATAAATTTTTGGAACAGACAATAACTGTGACAATACCATCAAGAATAGAATAAAATGAGTTTAACATTAAACATAAGACAGATGCCGTTGGAGGCAACCCCATCACACTCGGACCATACATGGAATGTTGTGATGAATGATTATTCGGCTTACACAGACATTAGATTAGTAGTCGATGTTTATAAAAATCCATATCAAAATGATTCAGGTTCAACACAGGACTATGGTAAAGTATCACGATTATTGATTCCACCAAATCAGTTGGGGAATTGTATCTTCAATGTGGAAACCATTATCTATAATTTGGTTGACAAGAACCCAAGAAACATGGGTGGGATTGCAAATGTTACATCAGGAACAGCACAAATGAATCCATATTTGGTTAGAGTTGCTGATTCACAAACACAATCAATATCTGCCAATACATCTCAAGCAACCATCGTAAATGATAGAACCTCCACATACTCATTTTCAAATGGTTTTAACGGAGGTTATGAAGGATTTGACAACATATATCACATCAATGAATATCGTCTCTTATTCGGGATACAATACACCACTACGGGGGGAACTGTTACACAAGTCCCTACCAACTTTGCGTCTTACACAGGATACACAACTGGTGCTAATTTATCTATCACAGATGCGAGTGGTCAACCATACGGAATTATGATATGGCCTGGTGTTCAAGACAACAAACAGATGTCTGAATTATTTTATTATTCAAATCAAAACTTGAATGGTTCAAGAAACTATTTGAACACACAGGTATACGACTATCAAATGAGTACAGGAAATACAAGAGGTAATTTTATGTCAACCTTTGGAAGTGCAACAATACCAATGACTATTCTTGGTTCAAATGTGTATCAAACAAGATACAGAACTCACTACTACAAATGTCCTATTATCGTTGGATTTATGTATGGTGGTAATCCCCTATTCAACAACACAAATCAAGTTGGGGGTATTATGTATCTACAAAAATCACAGGGTAATGGTCAAATGAATTATGACACCATTCAGTCAAACCCAATCAACTTTACAGCAAGAGCAAATGCACAGAATGTTGCCCCATACTCATATCTGTCTCAAAGAATTGCTTATGGAATCTTCAAACCAAATCCAACTATTAGAACTGATAGTGATGTTGCAATCTTCTTATCAAACAATGTGTTAGGATACGATTACGATGTCTATGGTTCATCTGAAATTGTTCAGTATAAGATGGTAGGGGACGAATGTTTTAACTCGCCAGTGAGTTTTCTTTTTTTATCAAGAAGCGGAATTTGGGATACATATACATTCACCAAGAAATACACAAAGAGATATGCTCTTAACAAGAAGACATACTCACAACAAAAGTCATTAAATACTGCATGGTGGAATAGACAATCTTATGATTCAGCGGAGACAGTATTCTACGGAGATGCAGCAGAACTTGTAACAGTTGATTCAAACTTCGTGTCTCAAAATGATGTGGATGTTATTGAGGATTTATTGATGTCCCCTTATGTTTATCAGATAGAGGACAACTGGCTCCCATCAACAAACCAAGATTTTATCTATCCGTATTTAATTCCTTGTACAGTTCAGAACAAAGAGGTTAAAGAATTTCTTCAAAAGTATGAGAGAATATTCCAATATACTATAGAACTTAAACAAACTCCTTACAGAGATTTCAAATTACCATTCTAATATGTTAAGAATCAGGACCACCGTAAATAATGAGAACATCTTTTTAGACCTATACAAGAATGAACCTGTATTGTTGTCATTATCATTTGCGGAACTACAAGATATAACCAAGAAGAACTCAAACTTCTCGAAGGCGTTTTCATTGCCAGGTTCAAAGAAGAACAACGAGGTGTTTAATTTCTTCTATGACCTGAATGCAATCCCAACAACCTTTGACCCCAACAATAAGTTCAATTCAACTTTGATGTGGGATGGTTATGAAATCATGGTAGGTTATATTCGTTTGAATGGTGTAACGATTACAAATGGTGAGATTATCTATCAGGTTACATTCTACAATCAGGTGGGAGATTTGATGGCAAACATTGGTGATAAGTTCTTATTTGATTTGGACCTTAACTATCTATCACATCCATACGACCCATCAGTTATTTTGGAGTGTAATCTTGACCCCAACTTATTCCCATTAACAGGAACAACAAACTACTCTTATCAGAATGGTAAGACGATGTGGGGACTATACAATATTGGATACGAATACATCTCTGCAAATACAATCAATTCAGAAATAACTCCATTAGTTCAGTTTACACCAATTAGTAATTCAGGTGGAACAATATCTTATAATCCTTCAATAGGTAATTTTGATTTTTCAGGAACACCAGTACATGATTATTATTTCAAACCTGCAATCCAAGCCAAGGAGTTATACGAAGCTATTGTAAGAGAGGCTGGTTATATAGTTGAATCAAACTTCTTTGAGACAGCA